CGCTCGGGCGGATGGTCGCGGGCGCAAGGATGCCTGATTCGGAGTAGGACGCCTGATCCAGCGGCTGGAATGCGTGTTCTGGATCAGTTAGTTGAGGTTCGAATCCTTGTACCCCAGCCATTAACAAAACAGCGCTCTGACAACCATGTTGGGGCGCTGTTGTCGATTCCTGGAGATGAGATGAGTCCAGGTGTAGGTCTGATCAACCTGGTAATTGCGGCCTTGGGCCTTGCGGTCCTCGTGGGCCTTGCAGCGACCTATTTTCGCCAGCAGCCGTATGCGCGGTTCCTGGCGAATGCCTGGCAGGCTTTGCCGTACACCCTAACCGCGATGCTGACAATCGGGCTGACATCCTGGCTGATCAACCCGCTCGGTCGTGGCGCAAATACGCCGGGCCTCGGCTTCTATGACACAGGACCAATTGCACCGGCGCTGTGCGGTGGCACTCGGTACATCGGCAATCCACAGACGCACCTGTACTACCCACCGAGCGAGGACCTGCCGTTACTCAGTCCACGCGAGCAATGTTTTGACACGCCCGCAGCTGCCGAGAACGCCGGCTATACGCCCGCCCGGCAGTAATGATGATGAAAAGCTGATTGGTAAGGTGCGCCGCAAGGGGTACTGAAACAATCGCTCTATGTGGGGCTACTGGACGTCGGCAAAACTGAACAGTAGATCCACAACAGAACGCCCGCCGGAGTAGGTGCCTTAGACGGCTACTCCGGCGGGCGTTCTGTTTTCCATCGTCTGATTCGCGTCGTCTTTTGGGCGTCCGCCCTTATTCTTCTCACTCGCTCGGTACTGATCCAGTTCCTCCCGAGTAAAAATCCAATGGCCGCTCACTTTGCGCCCAACGCCCTCTTGTGTGAGCTGATGGAGGCGCTGCCGGCTGACACCGAGATACTGCGCTGCTTCCTCACCCATAAGCCAATTATCCATTCTGCCCCCTTGACGTATGTCCATCAGTATATCCCGCGCCGGACATCTGTCAACCAGTTTACAACTCCCGATCGCTCTTTCCACTGTTGCATGGCTCACAAAGCGTCCAGAGGTTTTCTTCGTCGTTTGACCCACCTTTGGCGACGGCAACCTTGTGATCAACTTCCAGGCGTACACCATCACCCGCGCCAGCTCCACAAAGCGAACAACGGTAGTTGTCTCGCCTCATGATGGAGAACCGCCGGCTTTTGGAGACTTGAATCCGCCGATGTCGCATGGACCTCGGCAGGCGGCATTCATTACAGGTCGAGGCAACAGTGTAGCAGCCGTCCTTTCGCCGGATCACGAAGTCGATAATGTCCTTCCTCGCAAGGCACGTTCCACACACACGGTAGGCGCCTGGCGAGGTGTACCGCCAAGGAAGTTCCTCTCTCCGAATCGGTGTACAATCGTCCATATAAACCACTTGACATTTGTCTACTGAGAGTGTATCATACTCTTAGACAAATGACAAGGAGTTATGCACATGGGCTATCAGAACGCACCGGCAACCATCACCGTCACGCGCGACGGCCAGCCGGTTGTGTGGATCGTGGATTATGTGGCGAAAACCGTCACAGTCACACTGGCGGGTGTCACGCTCGGCACCTGGGGCAATCGCACGGCGGCGAAAACGGCGCTCGACTTGATTGATGTGCCAGCACCAAAGAAGGGCCGGAAGGCGGCCTAACAAGCGGCCCGGTCGAGTGACGAAGACCACTCGACCGGGCCATGTCACCGGAGTACCACCGATGAGCACAATGACTCTACCACACCGAACGACAACGATCACCCCCGAGATGATCACCGCCGCGTCACTGCTGGTTCGCATCACGCACTCGGACGATGCCAGCCTTGCCCGCGCACTCGGCAAGGCTGAGTGCCGCCTGTTTGACCTGGCCTGGGTTGTGGCCGATGGACAGCTCCACATCGCCAGCCACAGCCGCCCCCGCGATGTGAACCTCACCGACGGCCTTGAGTGTTCGTGTCCGACCAGCCGGGGCACCTGCTGGCACCTGGCGGCCTGGTCGATTCTCTCGGCGGTTTGCGCTGCCGGCATCAACCCGGTCGCGCCGATTCCCCTCCCGCTCTGCGTCGAGCTCGACGATGATGATGAGCCGGGGAGCTTCCTGGATGGTCCGTTCGATGCGTTCGACGATGACAGTCTGACGCATGACGAGTACGGCGATGTGATCCCGATGTCTCCGGTGTACTTCGAGGAAGTGGACGAGTTGCCGGTGATGGTCCGGCGTGTGCGGAGGGCAGCATGATCACGAGTGAGTTTGTCGAGCTGGCGCGCGAGATCCAACAGGATACCGGCCTGGACGAAGATGCAGCCTACCGCCAGGCCTGGCAGCAGATGCCCGAGCTGCTCAACGATGTGATGATGGACACGCGCTATATTCCCCGGCGCGTGGTGCTGTTCGATCTGCTGACAGCGGCTGAGCTGGCGAAGCTCACCGACAGGTAGGGCTCTCAGCGTCCCCTCAGCAAGCTCTTATCCGTTCCCAAGACCGCCAGCACACGAGTCGGTAGACTCCGACTCGTGCTCACCTTGCTTTTGTATTTTGACTGGAGATTTCAGTGTTTCACCGTATGATACATATCCCGATGGCCGTGTGGCGCGCCTATATGCGCCGGGTGCGTGCCGCAGAGGGCCGCAGCAAGCTGGCCTGGATCGTCGTGCCGATCGTCGGGGTGCTCCTACTCATCGGTATGCTGGCCCCAACGCCGCCGGCGGCGTCCAGTTCGGTTGCAGCTCCTGTCGCGATGCTCGAGACCGTCGACGAGGTTGGGCCCGAGGCGACCGCGCTGCCGATCGTGGATGTTGCTCCAGCCGAGGCGCCGGCCGTCGATGAGCCGGCACCTGCTGAAACTTCCGCACCTGCAGCTGCACGCGGCGCGGTCGCACCCACTGGCGACGACTGCCCACCCGAGGCCATGATCAAGGGCAATCAGGGCAAGAGCGACTGGATCTATCATCGCCCGGGCAGCAGCTCGTACAGCCGCACCGACCCCGAGGAGTGTTTCGCTACAGCAGCCGATGCCGAAGCCGCCGGCTATCGAGCGGCCAAACGCTGACGGCAGTGGAATTGCTGCACTGAACAAGCTGAGCGCTCGCCAGATCCACGCTCACGACCTCGCCATCAATGCTGATGTGCGGGGTCGTTTCGTGGTATGGTCCACTCTCGCACGGTGCGCTGTGGTATGCGGCAGAGACCTTGCTAGCGAATGTCCTGTAGCCGTTCAACGCGGCTCGCCGTGCTATCCACGTTTCACTGGAGGGGCCAGCACGACGCCCGGCGCGGCTGTCCTGGTCGTTATCGTCGGCTTTGTCGTCGTGCATTTCTCATGCAGCGTCGTGCTGGTCTGTAGGATAGCCGATGCTGGCCCGATGCTCGTCACAGACCGGGACCAGCGTGTAACGTCCATCTGGACGCGCCTCAACGCGGCTGAGGCTGGTAAGGTTCTCGCATTGAGAACACGGCACCGCGGGCGTGTGGTGGATGAATTGGGGAAACAAGGCGCGCATCTTTCACTCCACTCCCACGGGTCGATACGGTTTCAACCGCAGCGCGAACACAAAGCGCAGCAGTTGCGAATTGTATGAGTACCCTACCACGGGTCGATATGGTTGCAACACACCGGGGCGCATCCTTGACGACCTCGCGCTGCACGCTTTCAGTACCCTACCACGGGTCGATACCATTGCAACCGTGCCTCGACTGTCGAGGCCTACTGGGGTCAACTCTTTCAGTACCCTACCACGGGTCGAAACACTGGAGGGCAGAACCACGCCCCGTCTGCCCCCCAGCTGGCGGGGCCTAGCCCTGCGTGCTGAGAGTGTAGCACACCCGAAAGAGGGACAAAAAGAGCCAAAGAGGGACATTCTTTCCTTTTGCAAATGGTTATTTCTATAACTTGATAATCTTGAGTTAATTCGGCATGAAATGAGACGACCCGCTACAACGGGTGGCACGTCGCGCGGGTCTGGTTCGCCCTGATTACCCGATATAGTAGCATTTTTACTATTTCTATGCTAGATTGACCTCACCGTGGTGGCATGGCAGCCGCCGCGTCTTTGCGTCCGGCCTGTGTCCACGGTCGGAGCACAGATGACCCACGAGCAGAACATTATCGCGACGGCCGTTGACTTGATGGTTGCCCGTGACAACCTGCGCGCTGCGATGCGCCAGCGGAACAGTCACCGTGCCGCGTCCGTCGAGTTCCAAGATGATTTCACCGCTGCTCTCGATCGGCTCGGCACGGCACTCAAGGCGGCTGGGCTGGACTGGCAGGATGAGGCGACGTGGGACCGCCTACGCTCTGGGCAGTTGGTGATTCAATGAACGTCTACGATGTGAGGGATGAGTTCGAGGGCCGCTACACGACCAAGCGCACCTCCAATGCCTATCTCGTGGTCCATCATGCAGCTGCGCTCTATCCGACCCGCACCGGCATCGAGGACGTGCGCGCCGTCGCCCGCTATCACACCAACGATCGCGGCTGGCCAGGCATCGGCTATCACATCTGTCTGGCCGAGGAATCACCCAACGGCCCGATCGCCCGCTACGATGTGAGCGACCCCGACCTGCAACGCGCCCACATCCTCGACCGCAATCACCAGTGTCTCGGCGTGTCCTGCCTGACGAACTTCACCGGCTGGCCTGAGCAAAAATGGATCGATGCGCTCGTCGAGACGCTGCGCGGCCTCAAGCGGCAATCGCACTTCAAGAAATCCAAGATCGTCGGCCACGGTGAGATCGCCGTACCCAACGGCAAAACGTCCTGCCCTGGTCCAGCCTGGCCGCAGTGGAAGCAGACCCTCATCAGCGCGGTCGAAGCCGATCACCCGGTCATCGTCGATAAGCTGCCCGATGGTACCTATCCGGTGTATTCGGCGTTCAGGAGCTACTACGATCGCTCGGGTGGTGTGTGGCAGCCCGATCGGGCCTGCCTCGGCTATGCGCTCAAACCATTCGACCAGGCGACGCGGGTGCAGCAATTCGAGCGCGGCCACTTGCGTCTCAACGCAGACGGGACCGTGACGGCGCTCTTATTGTCGGAACTGGTGCCATGATCCTGCAAGAGACGCTGCTGGCCGAACAACTGTTCAGCGACCATGCGCCGCCGATCTCGATCGTGTATGACACGGCGACCACGCTGCTGTTCACCTGGCTCGGCCGCGATGAGCGTCTCGACGTTGAGGTGGACCTGGAGCGCCGCGCCCACTGGCGCTACCGCAACACGCGCACACAAGAGGTCTGGACGATGGACCACGATGCCGACGAGGGCTGGCCGGCTGAGGCCAAGCGCATGCTGATGCGCTTCAACCGGAGGGCAGCATGAGACGACTCAGCTATCTCTTTGCCGCGATCGTCTGGTTGCCGCTCATCGTCAGCAGCGTGCCAGCTCCACAGGTCGCACCATCCGAGCCGATCGTGCTCGATGTTCCCGAGTTCGGGACGGGGTTGAATTTCACCAACCCGCAGATCATCCGTGACCGTGCAGGCGTTGTCTGGGCGGCAACCCGCGCCGATAGCTCGATTGGTGGCCTTGTGTGGCGGGTGGACGGCTACGTGGATGTGAACCATCGTGGCGTGCCGACCCAGGTCAACCCGACGAATCCTACCCAGTTTTTTGCCAATGGCGAGCTGGTGGTCATGCCGGACGGCTACCTCTGGTATGTCACCGTGCAGATCGACAACCTGCGCGACCGCAACCCGCTGGCGCAGACCGCCTGGCCAGTCCCTGGATGGACACCGTGATGAGCCTTTTTTTGATGCTGCATGTGTGGGGTATGAGCACGAGCGCCTATGAACCATTCACCCGAGACAAAGGCGGCTGCCCTGGCATCTGTGCTGGCAGGCGAAACGGTGGCCGCAACCGCGCGGGCCTATGGAGTCGATCCCGGCACGATACGCCGCTGGCGATCTCAGGCGGGCGTCGATACCGCGATCGTGCAGCAGCAAAAAAAGGTGGCGATCGGTGAGCAACTCTACGGGCTACTCGAAGATTACGTCGAAACCTTACGAGTTCAGGTTCGAGTTACCCGAGACGAAGCCTGGATCAAAAAGCAGGACGCCGACAAACTGGCAATATTCCACGGCGTCTTATCAGACAAGTCCGTTCGACTCGCTGCTGCGCTGCGACCAACCGACGCTGCGAGGCGAGACGACGAATGACCCGCCGTCATTTCGCGGAGCCGCCGACCGTGCGCAATCGATGACCGGGCACGAGTGGATTCTGGCCGGTCCTTCCGAGACAGGCAAAACGTTTGCCGCGCTCTGGCGGCTCGACACGCTGCTCAGGACCACGCCAACGTCAAACTATGCGCTGGTCCGCAAAGTTGCTGCCGATATTGGTCCAACCGTCCTCCGCACGTATCAACGCGTGATTGCCCTGAGTGGCAGCGGTGCGACACCGTATGGTGGCAATAGTCCACAGTGGTACGACTATCCCAATGGTGCCCGCTTGTGGATCGGCGGCATGGACCGGCCCGGTAAGGTGCTCTCCGGCGAGCGTGATGGCATCTATGTCAACCAGGCGGAAGAGCTGACGCTCGAAGACTGGGAGACGCTCACCACACGCGCGACCGGCCGTGGCGCCGTGACAGACGTGCCGATGCTGTTTGGCGACTGCAACCCCGGCCCGCCGTCCCACTGGATTCTCAACCGGCCATCGCTCGAGGTGCTTTCTTCCCGCCACGAAGACAACCCGACGCTGTACGACGATGCCGCGGGGCTCACCGATCAGGGGCGGCGCTCGTTAGCGATCCTGGATGCCCTGACGGGTCTCCGCTACAAGCGTCTCCGCCTGGGGCTGTGGGTCGCGGCCGAGGGCGTTGTCTACGATGAGTTCGATCGGGGTGTGCATCTCATCGACCGCTTTCCCATTCCTGACGCCTGGCGCCGGATTCGGTGTATTGACTTCGGCTACACGAATCCATTTGTGTGCCAATGGTGGGCGATCGACGAAGACGACCGCATGTATCTCTATCGTGAGCTGTATATGACCGGGCGCACCGTGCGCGTGCATGCCGGCCAGATTGCCGAGCACAGTGTGGGGGAACGCTACCAGGCGACGATCGCGGACCATGACGCGGAAGATCGGGCAACGCTCTCCGAGTGCGGCATCTCCACGAGGCCAGCGATCAAGGATGTGTCGCGCGGCATCCAGGCCGTGCAGGAGCGATTGAAGCTCGCAGGCGACAAGAAGCCGCGCCTGTTCATCCTGCGAAACAGCCTGATCGAACGGGACGAGACGCTCGCGGAGCGCCATAAACCGGTCGCGACCGAGCATGAGATCGAGTCCTATATCTGGCAGAAGGGCGTCGATGGCAAGCCTGTCAACGAGGCGCCAGTCAAGCTGGACGATCACGGCATGGACACCATGCGCTACGGCGTCGCCTACATCGATCTTGGATCATCGCTGGGGGTCTACGTATGACGTCTATGGTTCTGCATCGAGCGCGCGCGCGCAAAGCAGCGCGGACCGGTGATAGCACGCTCGGGCCGCGAGCAACCGGCGCGACGACGACGAGCCTGACGGCGCCACGCTCGGGCATTGCAGAACGGCGCGACGCTGCCGGCGCGACGGTCGTCGTCAACTATCCGATGCCGTCAGCGCTCGCGCTCGATTACTCGACGCGTGGCCTGCTGCGCGTCGCGCGGATCAGCGAGCTCGTCAACGCATGTCTCCGAATCCGCTCGGACGGCATCATCGCGCCGCAGCTCGTCGTCGAGCGCAAGGGGCGCGACAGTCTGTACGTCGCAGAGAACGATCACCCGCTCTTACAGCTGCTGCGCTCACCAGGTGAGACGATCGACGCCGCGACGCTGTGGCGCTGCATGTCTGTCTCGTGGGACGCGACCGGGCTCGTCTATCTGGAGCCGATCTACGGCACGAGCGGCACGCTTGAAGCGCTGGAACCGCTCGACCCGTCGCTGATCAAGGAAGTACGCGACGCGAGCGGGACGCTGCTGGGGTATCGCTGGTGGCCTGGCTACGGTCAAGATGTCGTGTTTGAGCCTGACGAGCTGATCGTGCGCCGCACCGTCTTTTGGGCTGACCCGCCACCACTTGCGACCGCGCTCGCTGCTGTCGACGCTGACGCAAGTATGACCGGGTATGTGCGCGCCTTCTTTGCAAACGCAGGTGTCCCGAGCGGGATCATCAAAGTCAACGGCGACGTCGGCCAGGAGCAAGCTGACGACATTCAGAATCGCTGGGTCGCAAAGTACGGGCGCGATGGCTGGATGGTCGGCGGGCCTGCGGTGCTCGACCGCAACGCTGACTACCAGAAGGTCGGCGCCAACCTCGACGAGCTCGAAAGCGACGGACTGCGCGGCACATCTGAGACGCGCGTGTGCATGCCCTTCGGCGTCTCGCCTATTCTCGTCGGCGCAAAGATTGGGCTGGAAAGCTCGACCTATAGCAACTTTGGCACGGCGCTCAAAGAGTTCTGGGATGGAACAATGAGCCCGCTGCTCAAAGAGTGGGCCGCATGGCTGAATCGCTCGCTGCTGGTCAAGTACGAAAGCGTCGACGACATACGCGCCGGCACCGTCAGGACGCGCTTTGATACTGCCGGCATCGGCCCCTATGCTGACGACAGCGCTGCGCTGCTCGCCCAGGCCGGCGACCTCTTTGCGAAGGGGGCGATCTCGCGGAATGAGTATCGATCGCGCGCAGGACTGGAACCAACCGCAGACGGCGACGTTTACTACATTCCGGCCAACGTGCTCGTCGAGCAAGCGGCGAAGAGCCGCGCGTCCGCTCGCGCACAGAAAGCACACACCCCGAGGGTAGCCGGCGCGGCCAGTGACACGCAGACAGCCGGAACAGCAGAAACGACAGTTGCCCAGAGGGCACCCATCGTTCACAACGTCAAGGCTGCTCCCAAGCCGTCACCACGCCTGGACGCCGATGTAGCGAAGTATCTCAAAGACCAGTATGCAAAGGCACGGCGGCTGTGGATTGCGGGGAATGACCAGGGAACCGAAGCGGTCCTCCGTGAGATAGACGAGCAGCTTGATAGCGGCATCATGCTCTTTGGTGTGCTCGGACCAGCCGAGCGCAGAGCCTATGCCGAATCGTGGCAGTCAGCAGCGCGGCGGATTGACTTCGACGCCGTGATTGATTCGGGTGATGTCACGAGCGCGGTCGAGCTGCTGGCCGAGCGAGCCGTGGGCATCTCGCAGACGACCAAGCAAGAGATTACTGATCTCATTCTTACGGGCATGACTGAGCAACTGACTGATGCTGAGATAGCAAAGCAGATCGCAGAGTTGGGCTTTGAGCGGTCGAAGGAACGCGCACCAATAATAACGTCAAATGAGCTTCGTTTCGCTTCGCTCCAAGCGGCCACAGACGCATATGCTGCCTCAGGGGTGGTCTCAGAAATTGAGTGGATTACTGCCGGTTCTGATGTGTGCGACATCTGCAAGCCTCTCGACGGGGTGCGCGTGCCGCTCGGAGAGACCTTCCCCGGTGGCATCGCACCGGCTGATGGTCACGTGAATTGCCGGTGCGATATTTTGCCAATTGTATCGACTACGCTGGAGGTGACGAGTGCATAACCTCCGCGATATGAGCCACGCACGCCGCAACATCCGCCTTGATCTCATGCTCCCAAAAGCGCAGCACGGTATAGCCGGCGGCTTGGAGGTAGGCATCCTTATGTCTGTCCTTGCGCTCGACGTTCGGCAGGCGATGCCAGTAATCCCCATCGCATTCAATCGCAATCATGCTGGTCTCGATGACGAAATCGCAGACCCACACGAGACCGTACGAATTGCTGATCGGCGCCTGGGCAACATAGGCAATACCGGCATTGTCCAACGCGGCCGCCATCACAATCTCGATCGTCGTCGGAGCCTGTTGTCCGTTGAGAGCACATCGCGCGCCGTGCGACCGCATGAACGCCTTATTGTCGGGGTCGGCGTGCCAGGCAGCAGCATTCCGACCATGACACTTCCGCGAGCATGTCTTATTCCGCGAGTGGATCTGTGTTTTGGTCAGAGACTTACCGCAGATGATACAGGTCGTATGCTCAGCCGGAGGGCGCGTGCTTCGGGCAGCGTCGTGACAGGCCGAGCTGCAATAACTGAGGTGTTTCGCGGTCTGCGAGGGCTTCCGCTGGACCGGTGCTCCGCAGCGAGCACACGGCACGCTCTCTACAGTTCGGAGTGCATCCCAGGAGCACTCGTACGAACAGAAGCGAGAAAGCCGGCCTGCATTCAGTCGAGGGGCAAACGGTGCCCCGCAGCTCTGGCACGGCATCAGCGAATGCTTCCGCAGCGAGTCACCGTAACACCGTTTCGAGCAAAAGATACGGTTGTGACCGCCCCTGCCAGTCGAAAATGGATTGCCACACTGGGCACAGATGAGGATAATAGGCATGTCAATCTCCTTGACAGATTGGCCGCGCCTCGGGGTGTTTCAGCACCGCCGGGGCTTTGTGATGCCTTGAATTATACCAGTCCCGCATGTGTCTGCGACTATGGCCCAATTGTGTCCGATACGGTGGAGATACCAGGATGACCGCATCGAAAGAACTGCTGGAAGCTGCCGAGCACCTGGCAGCGGCGCGCGCGCTCAACGAAAAGACGACGACCGAAACCAAGACGCTCGACAGCGCGATCATGGCGTCGAGCGACGGGACCTATCAACTTTGCTTTTCTGTCTTCGACGTGCTGGACAGCCACGGCGACATCGTGCAGCCTGGCGCATTCGCCAAGACGATCCGCGAGCGCGGCCCTAAGCTGCCGGTGCTTTGGAACCACGACCTGACGCAAGCGAGCATCGGCGTCGTGCGCTCGATCGCTGAAATACCGAAATCAGCATTACCCGACGACGTGCGATCGCGCTGGCCCGAAGCGAGCGGTGCGATGCTTGCACGCGTCAAGTTCTTCGATACTCCGCGCGCCAACGAGATCGTCAAGGGGATCGACGACGGCGCGCCGTATCAGGGGAGCTTTATGTATGACGCGCTCGGCAAGGAGAGCAGGACACTCGACAACGGGCGCAAAGCGCGGATCTTGACAGACGTGCGCGTCCACGAGCTGACCGTCTGCCATTTTGGAAGCAATCCCGCGACGTACCTCGCAAAGACAGCATACGCGCTGCTCGCTGAGTATGAGGCCAAAGCAGGCCGGCGACACTCAGCGCGCGACGACGAGCTGATCGAGGCGATCGTCGAGCTCGGGATCGCGCTTGGAGCAAGGAATTATCAACGGACGACGCAAGACGCCGCCGCGCCGCTGCTCGACGCAGCACGCACGACTGAGCACAGCCCGCTGATCTCGTCTATCCGTAAGCTATTGGAGACAATACCATGAGCGCTATGCTCTCTATGCTCAAATCCAAAGCGCTGCCGAAGTTGCAGCTCGTCGACGAGTTTGAGGCGATGACCGAGCGCAGCGAGACGCAGCAGGCCGATTACGACGCGCTGCTCGTCGAGCTCGACGGCATCAAAGCTGACATCGAGGGCGAGCAGCAGCGCGAGACGAAAGCGCGCGGCCATTCTGACTTCTGGCAGGGTCTGGTCATCCCGGCGCGGCCGCGCGCGTCGGCGTACTCGCCGCGTCCTGACGACGCGCACGTCGAAGCTGCGATCAAGACGTGGAGCCAGCAAGTCTTTGACTCACCGCAGTTCGAGAACATCAAGCGCGGCGGCACGACGATGGACCCGGTTGCCGTGACCGGGCTCAAAGCGGTGTACGCTCCACGGCCAGCGACTGGTGGACTCATCGGCGTGATCTCAGGACCGGGCACACCCGCGATCCCCTTCCGGCTCCTGGAACTGATGCCGATGCTGGAATATAACGGCGCGTCGGTCCCGTATCTGCCGATGGCAGCGACCAACCCGATCGTCCCGACCGCGTGGGGGACGGCGAAGCCGGAAGTCATCAACTCGGGTGCGGTCACAAACGCGCCGATGGTCACCCTGCCGGGCATTAAGTACGTCGCGCGGCAAAGTCTGCGCTATATCCCTGGCCTTGCCGACAGCATCGACCGAGAGCTGCTGTACTTTGTGCAAGTCGCGATCACCAACTATGTTGTGACGCAGCTGCTCGCCGCAGTGACTGCGAGCGCGAGCAATACCGATATGGTGACCGCAATCTTGGGCGCTGTCGCGCTCGTCGAAGGGCAGGGCATCCCGGTCAACGGCATTCTGATCCACCCGCAGGACCTGGCAGGCATCCGCGCGCTCGCCTGGACCGCGAACAAATACCTGCCGGCTGTCAATGACGGAAATATCCTCGGCTACCCGACGGTGCCGACGTCAGCGACGCCAGTCGGGACCGCGCTCGTGGGCAACTTTGCAATGGGCGCGCACCTCTATGTTGGTGAAGAAGCCAATGTCAGGGTCAACGATGCGCCGAACACAAACAATACCGTGTTGTTTGTGGGTGAGGCTGACGTCGCGGTGACGCCCGACGTGCCGGCCTGGTTTGCGAAAGCGATCGACCTGCCATGAGCACGCAGGGCGCTCGACACAAGAGGCGCGACGTTCGGTGATCACCGAACGTCGCCAGGATGCTCGAAAGGGGAACGAAATGCCTGACACGACTGAGAAGCGACCCGAGACGACGCCGGCGACGCCCAACCCGCTGCTGACGCCCACGCCAGCAATGCAGCCGCCAACGACCGAGACGATCTATACCTACGACCCGAACGATCCGAACCGTCCACCCGAGACGGCAACGCCCCAGGATGCACCGGCGCCTGGAAGGCAACCCGGTCACCCGACCCCGTTCGCGCCGGGAGCGCCGGAGGCGCCAGAGGTGCCTCAGCAACCGGGCGTGGTCCAGCCGATTCGCAAGCCTGAGCCGGGGAAGGTGCCTGAGCCACCGCAGCCGCCAAAGAAAGCCAGTTAGGAAGGACGCGCGCGATGCTCAATTGGATCACCATCTCAGACATCCGCCTTGCGCTCGATCAGGTGCCTGTGGGCGCTGAGGAAGATGCCAAGCTTCAGTGGGCCGGTGAAGCTGCTGAGGCGACCATCGCGCGCTTTTTGACAGGTGTGGTGATTGCCTTGCCCGCGCCTGCGGATTTAAAGCAGATCACCGTGGAGCTGACAAGCTCAATCTATCTGACTCGTGGAACCTCGTCGCTGCTTGAGACGGTTGGGGCTGAGGGCCAGGGCGGGTTTACTTATATTGGACAGCTTAATGATCGCCAGAAAAATGCCCTGCGGCAACTCAGGATTGAGGCCGGGGCGGTCGCCGTATGAAGCTGTCGACTAACGCCGACAAGGTGGCAAAGCGCGTGCAGGCCTGGGCAAAGAACGTCACGCCAGAGCTTGCCCGCGCCACGCTCGAAGCGGCCACAGTGATCACCGCCAACAGCAAGCGAGAAGCGCCAGCGGCAACCGGACGGCTCAGGCGCTCCATCAGCTACGTCGCGGGCGGTGAGGCGCGCTACATCGTCAGCCCCAACGTGCCCTATGCCGTGCCGGTCCACGGTGGGAGCAGGCCGCATCAGATCCGCCCTGTCCGAGCAAAGGCGCTCTTCTGGCGGGGTGCGCTGCATCCGGTCCGAGTGGTCAACCATCCGGGCAGCAAGGGCAATCCGTTTATGACGCGTGGTCTGAAAGCCAGCCAGCCGACCATCCGGCAGATTGTCGAGCGGTGCGGCCATCAGATTGTGACGAGATGAGAACCGAAGCCGAGATCAGGGCAAAGCTGGCCGAGGCGAAGCAAATCCTGCGGGAGATTCGGCGCGATTACCCGGATGAGCGTCGAGTGGTTGCGAGATGGGACGCCACGATTGACACCCTGAACTGGATGCTCGTCGAGGGGAAATACAAGATGATGGAAACGAAGCGCCGACAGAAGGAAGAACGTGATGCTGTTCGCACAACGCGCGGCCTATGACGCGCTGGCGGCACGCCTTGCGCTGCTCGACCTCGAGTTGCTGTTGGGCGTGCCAAAGGCCGTGCAGCGGTTGCCAGGTTCCTTCCTCGTCTCAGCGCAGATCACCGGACCACCACGCACCTTTGCGTTCGCCGGCCTGCGTCCGGTCCTGACGCTGGTGGTGGTAGCGAATCAGGACGTGAGCGCGGCTGAGCATCAGATTATCGACCTGGTGGACCTGGTGGCGAATGACCTCCACGGCGCGGACCTCGACAGCGTGTGCAAGTGCAGCGTTGAGGGTATCGCCTATGGCTGGCGGGATTACGGTGGCGTCGAGTACCGGATTGCCGACATTCAGTTGGTTTTAGCGAACGTATAAGGGAGGGTTCTATGCCTGCTGTTGAAAGTTTTTGCCCCGGCGGTTTTGATTTTTTTCTCAGTCCAGACGGCACAACCTGGACCAATCACCGTGCGACCGTGCGGCACGTCAACCCGGCAGAGCGGGCGCGCGAAGTGTTAACCTACATGACCTCGGATGGGGCGGTGGTCTGCGCTGGTCCCGCGCCGGAAACGGACGTTGAAATCGACAACCTGTATCAGGAAGTCGATACCGGCGCGTATGCCGTCCTGCGTGACGCGCACTACAGCGGCGACATCATCCACGCGCGCTGGTCGCCGCAGGGTGCGACCAAAGAGTGGATTACCCACGATGCCAGGGTGACAACCTTCGATGAGCCCGACCTCGACAATGACGGCGATTCGGCGCTGTATTTCCTGGCAACGCTCTCAGCCGGCACGGTTGATTGGGCCGACATCACACCATGACGAACGGCAACGGGGCAACCCTTGAGGCAGAGCCAGCGCCGCCCGTCAGCGTGGAGTTTGACCTGTCGAGCATGACCTACGGCGATATGCGGCGATTGCAAACGATGGACGCCAGCACACCAGCGGGCCAGGCTGTCCTTGACACCGTGCTTGAGAAGGCGGTGATTGGCGGCATTGACGCGATTCCGCTGCGTGAGCTGCGCGCCGTGGTCGTGGCGCTGATGGCGCATATTGCCGAGGAAATGTCAGCAAAAAACGCACAGGCCGCGCCGTGATCGATGGCCTACGGCGCGGCAGGATTGGATCACCGCACATGCTGTCACTGGAACTCTGCAGGGTTTACCACTGTACGCCGCTCGAGCTCGAGCGCCAGCCGCTCGACATCGTGCTGGCGCATCTGTCCTGCCTGGCGGCTGAGAGTGAGTTTCAGAAGGTCGAATCCGCACGCAACCGCATTCGTAGGAAACGCCGCTGATGCCAACGCAGGACGAAAATGTCCGGATCGTAATCTCAGCCAAGGACGAGGCCAGCAAAACGATGTCCGGCATCGGCAAGACGCTCTCGACGGCCATAGGGACGTTCGCGGGCGGGGCCGTGCTGAACGTTGCAACCGCAGGCTTTCAAAAGCTATGGGGTGCGGTGCAGGACGGCATCGGCGATGCCAGGGACGCCGCGCAGGTGTTCGCGCAGACGCAGAGTGTGATTGAATCGACCGGAGGCGCAGCGGGCTTCACAGCAGACCAGATCGCAGAGATGGCCTCTGGCCTCAGCGCGGCATCGGGCAAAAGTTTGTTCGGCGATGACGACATTCAGCGCGGCCAGAACATGCTCCTGACGTTTACCAACATCACCGACCTCTTACCCGATACAACCCAGACCATGATCGATATGGCGCAGGCGTTAGGGACAGACGCCGGCGGCGCGGCTGTCCAGCTCGGCAAGGCCCTCAATGATCCGATTCAAGGCATCTCGGCATTATCCCGCGTCGGCGTCAGCTTCACCGACGAGCAAAAAGCGCAGATCAAAACTATGCAAGAGGCCGGGGATATGGCCGGTGCGCAGGCGGTGATCCTGGCCGAGCTGAACAAAGAGTTCGGCGGGAGTGCGCTGGCGGCGGCTGAGGCCGATGGCGGCATGGCGCAGCTTAAGGACCGCATGGGCGAGATGGCTGAATCGGTCGGCGCTGCGGTCCTGCCTGCCTTGAATAGCGTGGTCGGTGGTCTGAATGACATGATGACCGCGTTTGAGGAAGGCGGGCTGACGGGTCTGTGGGAGCTGGTGGGGCCGGCATTGGCCGAGTTCGCCGACAACGTGGTCACATGGATACAGGAACAGGGTCCGGTCTGGGCGGGCAAGCTGCTCGATTGGGGGCAGGCGTTTGTCGCATGGATCGCGCCGATGATCCCGCCGCTGCTGTTGGAGCTGGCCGCGTTCCTGGGTCGCATGCTGGCGTGGGTCGTGGACAGTCTACCGGGCTGGGCCGCACAGCTCAAAGAGTTTGGGGCCAAAGCGATTGCGTGGGTACTGGATGCGCTGCCCGGCCTGGCCGCGAATCTCGGCACGTTCGCGGGCAAGCTGATTGCCTGGATTGTCTCGACCGTTGCCGATGTGGTGCCAAAGCTGGCGGTGATGGCGGTCAAGTTCACGGCCTGGGTCATCACCGATGTCCTGCCGGCGCTACCCGGTGTGCTCAAGCAGATATTCGATGCGCTCGTGACGTTCATCCAGACGGCGACGGCTGAGGTCGTGCCACTGCTGGCCGAGCTGGGCCGGAAGTTCTATACCTGGATTACGACGGTTGTGATTCCCGCGCTGCCCGGTGCGATGCAGACGATCAAAGAAACAATCATGGGCTGGATTTCCGGTGCGCTGTCGTGGGCCGGCTCCGCGCTGCTGGGCGTCGGCAAAGCGATTGTGCAATCACTCCTCGACGGTATCAACAGCATGATTGGCAAAGCGCGGGCCGCGCTGCAGGAAGTCATCGACATTATCAAATCCATACCGGGCATACCCGGCACGCCGTCAAAGCCGTCGAGTGGATCATCCGGCTTTGGCGGGGCGCGCGCGCTCGGCGGTCCGGTGCTGTCCGGCATGAGCTACTTGGTTGGTGAGCAAGGGCCAGAGCTGTTCGTTCCGCGCTCGTCAGGATCGATTGTGCCAGGGGCAACCTACAGCATTACGGTTGATGCACGCGGGGCCAGCGACCCGGCAGCCGTCGAGCGCGCGGGCTACCTCGGCGCAAAGCGCGCGATGCAGGAGACGGGCAACCTGTTGACTGAATTACGATCAGGCGGGCGCTTTTAAATGTTTTTTTTAGATCAGTTTGCCACTGTTCCCTTACCGCTCATCGAGGCACGCCAGGACGTGAGTAGCGGTACATCGTTGTCAGCGTTCCGTCAGATGCAATCCGGCGGGGCGTACCGCGTGCTGGGGTCTGAGCGAGCCATGCGGCAGATGCAGACCATCACGGCGACGGGGGACTGGTACGTGGATGCTGCCGTGGATATGACCACGCTCGCACGGGCGCTGTATGCCGAGCGGGGCAAGCTGGCAAAGCTCTACCGCAGAGCCTACGGCACGGCTGACCGGCAATGGTGCTGGGCTGAGCTGGTCAGGGTTGGGGGTGAGATCAGCCCGCCGACCGCGCGGCCTGGTCAGATGGTGCAACCCGTCACCCCTGAGTTCCAGATGGTCAGCCCGAGCTGGTACGGCACAAAGCATGGTCCGGCCTGGCTGTGGGCTGATGGCCAGACGTGGGGCAGCGTTGCCTGGAATCAAGCAGCAGGCGATACCTTCACCCTGCCTATCTCGCCGGGGCCAACCCATGCGGTGGTGAACGGCGGGAACACCGTTGTCGACAATGCAATTGTCAGGATCACGGCTGGCGCGGCTGCGCTGAACACCCTGAGCATCACCAGCTATGAAAACGGCCAGGTGCGGGCGCATCTGCTCTTTGACGCTCCGGTCCCAGCCGGGGCCACGCTGGTCATTGATTGCGGCGCGCGCAGTGTGATCCTCGGCGGCATCAGCCGCTATGCCGATTTCAGGGTTGCAGATGACCACAAGCTAGCGGGCTGGCTCAGACTGTATCCTGGAACAACCACACTGGCGGTCAGCTACACCACGACCACGGCGGGGCAGATGATGCTCGAGTACAACGATGGGTTCGAGTAAGAGGCACGAATGAGCGCAACCAACCACACGGATCTTGCCTCCGATGGCATCGCCGCGATTGCCGCGCATGTGACCGGGCCGGACGGGGAACTCGACGCCGCGATTGGCAACCGGGCATCGCTGAACACCACGAATAAGACCAGCCTGGTCGCCGCGATCAATGAAGTGCTGGCGACCAGCGCGGAGGGGGCAGGCGTCAGGCCAGGGATCCTCATCGATTGGACCGCAGGCGAGAGCTACGAGATGACCGCGATCACCTACCACGCCACCTACCACGCCACCATCGCCACGGCGACGGTGCGCTGGCCGGATGGGAGTGGCGGGGTGTTCACGACCACGGCGATTGATGCGACGTGGGAGGCAATCAACGCCTATACCATCACCCACGCGGCAAGCGGAAAAGTCGTGACGCAGGCGGCGGTGAGTCGAAACGCAAATGGCGACGTGACGGTGAAGCCGCCGCTTGTCGTGTCTTAACCTCAAGGAGCCAAGCCGTTGAGTATTTTAGAGCCACCCGGCGCACCGACCTCAGCCGCGCTTGCTGCTGAGACGGCCGCGCGCATCGCCGGCGATGCAGCACTGCAAACCTCACTCACCACGACGAATACAAACGTGACCGCAGAAGCGCAGGCCAGGGCCAGCGCCGATACGGTCGAGCAAGCAGCGAGAGTCAAGGCAGACACCGCCGAGGAGCAGGCCCGGATCATCGCTGATGCCGGACAGACGGCCACGATCAACGCGGGGCTGGTCCAGATGCACGAAGAGATCGCGGCGGTGGAATCCATCGCGTCGGTGAACGGCGGCGCGCAGACCACGCGGCTGACACACCTGGCAGGCGCTGCGCAGATAAGTAGCGTCGGCTCGGACGGCACCACGCTGACGATCCTGACGAGCGGGGCGCATCAGATGGCCGATGGCGACCGGGTGAACATTGTCGGCACAACAAACTACAACGGCACGTTTGGGCCGATAGATGTTATCTCCGCGAATGAGATGCGGATACCAACCAGCATTCTCGCCTCGGCCAGCGAAACCGTGGGCACCGTTCGCACTGCCGCGCTGCGCGTTGAAAGCACCGCTGACTTCCTTGTCGGCATGTGGATCGAAGTGGTCAACGATGTGGGAAGTATCCATATCAGCCCGATCACCGCGCTGGATGCATCCACGATCCACATGCGCGATCCGATTCTGACCTCCTGGCTGACGGGCTTGCGGGCAAGCGCGACCAGTATGGTCTCCATCACCCTTCGTGAGATCATGCTTGCGCGGAGCGGCATCCCGACCACGCTCGATGTGGCCTTGCCACGCACACTCGACATGATTGGCCTCGGCCATCGGGTCGAAGCCTACGGCGCGGTTGGTGATGGCGTGGTCGATGATACCGCCGCAATCCAGGCCTGTATCAACGCGGCCGGACCAAGCGATACGGTCATCTTTCGACCGGATCGCACCTACCGCACGACCGCGCCATTGGTCGCGACCCAGCCCGGTCAGACGCGGCAGGAAGGGCAAACGTGGATCATGTACGGCGCGACGATCCTGGTTGACCATCCCGGCGCGGGCATCGTCCTGGGAGAGAATCGGGCGGGCCAACGCCTTCGGCGCTGGCAGGGATTCGGCGGGCGCGTGACCCGGACCGGGGCGCAGAACTGGACGGATGGACCGGGCGAGATTGGCGTGCTGATGTGGAATCCGAATTACTGTTCGTGGCAGAACTTTGTGATTGACGGCTTTTATACCGGCCTCAAGCTTGTCGCTGCGAACGCGAGTGGGGCATGCTATAACACCTTTCAGCCGCAGACACTCGAGCAGAACCGGACAGCGATCATGCTCTGGTGTGAGTCGGGCGGGTGGTGCTCGGAGAATACATTTTACGGCAACGGGTCCATGAGTTGTGCAGGCGTCGGCGCGACCCGCAACGCCGGCGGCGCGTTCTATATCGTGCTTGACCGTGACCGGACAGCAGGCGCGACCACGGTTGCCGCGCTCAATGGCAATAAGTTTTATGATATGTCGCTGGAATCAAACGGCGCGGTCGGGCAGGAAGCCTACACCGCGACGGCCATCTATGCCAATTGCAGCTATTGTATCTTTCAGGGATTACGGCTTGAATGGACGCAGCCAGGGCGCAAGCTGATCAAGCTCGGCGCGGATAGCGCGCAGCAGGGCGGGAATCAATTTACGCTGCCGAACAACGATATGCGCCTTGAGTATTTCGATGAAACAGAGTGTGGCACGGCGACGGGCCATTATTACTGGAACGGACGCCGCAACATGCATCTGGGCGGCGGCGACGGCGTGAGTCCCCTGCTTCGCCTCCGGGAAATAAGCAGCAATACGAACCAGGCGTTGATCGTCACGCGCCTTGATAACGTTGACCGCTTTACGCTCTCGTCAAACGGCGCTGCCGAGTTCAAGATGCCAATCAATGCCAGCGCGGTCGCGCAATCATTCGGCGGCAGTGTCATCGCGTCGACCGGCAACGTCACCGCAAGCGCCGGTGGCGTGGTTGCCTCAACCCAACTGTATGTCGGGGCTGGAAACGTGGTGATCGCCGACGTCACCAAGTCCGTGCAGGTTGGATCGTTCGCGGTCGTCGGCCAGCGCAAGACCGGCTGGGTATCGCAGCCGACCGGGACGCTCGACCGGACCACATTTGTCTCCGATACGGTGACGCATCTGGAGCTTGCAAAACGGGTCGCGGCATTGCTCACAGACCTTCGCGCACACGGGTTGATTGGAACATAGAGGAGTCACCATGTCACGCATCGGCACACACCAGAACGTCACGATCCGGTACGAGATCACCAAAGTCGTGTTTATCCGGGAGGAAGCCGACGATCCGGTCGGCTATATCGAAGTCAGGCGCACCCTGATAGAGCCGGACGGCGCGGAGACGCCGCTGGGACCAGTGACGCACTATGTACGAGCGGCTGAGGTCACGCTGGACCTTGCGACCGTCACAACAGGCGGCACGCTGTACGATGAGGTGCGGGCCGTGCTGTATGCGCGGCTCGTGGCCGATGGCATTGTGCCAGCAGACGCGACGGACGAGTAGCACGAAGGGGCGGGCATGACCGGGTATTGGCTGGACGCGCACGACCAGACGAGCAACGCAAAGCTCGGGACTGGCCCGATCCTCAGTGTCTCACGCTTCGCCAGTACCAGGCGGCTGAGTAAGAGCGGGACATGGGGCGCGGACCTGGCCGCAACCGAGTCACGCATCCAGCACACGAACGCAAACCCGGCGCTGCGCGTGCTGGACAGCAAACGGGTTGTGCGCTGCCACGTGACGCCGCAGTCTGCCACCGCCAGCCTCGTCGGCCCCATCGAGCTGGGCGCGGGCGTTGTGGATACGCTGGGGATAGAGGCCGCAGGGTACGGCATGGACATTGGCGGCAACGACCTCTCGGTGCTGCTGGCGAATCCGATTGTGCATGAGCTGGAAGTCGGAACCGAGGCCGCGCCGCTGGGCATCAAGGCTGCCGTTGACCTCGTGGCCGCGCTGGGAGCCGGGACGGGCATCACGGTGGATACCACAACCTATCTCAGCCTGGGCGATACCTCTATCGGGGATGACCAGATCGTGAATGTGACCAACATCACCAACTTCACGACCGGCGATCCGATTGTGGGCGCGGGGATCCAGCCGGGAACGTATGTCACCACCACGTTCGGAACTACCGTGGTGATGAGCCAGCCGGCGACGGCGACGGGCACGAGCGTCACGCTGCACACCAACCAGGTGGCGCATACGTTTAGCGGTGAGTCGGTGCTGGCCGCGCTGATCCTGCTGGCGAATGCAACCGGCGAAGATTGGCGGCTGGAAGGAACGACCGTCTATTGGCTGTATCGCACGCGCGCCTCGAGCGGGATGTATGCCGTGGCGGGCGGCGATCCGGTTGCGCTGCTCACCAATGACCCGTTGGTCCTGATCACCTCACTGAGCTACCAGCGTGACTCGTCCCAGGTCTTCAACCGTATCTTCCCCTACGGCGCGGGGAGTGGCGACGCGCGGGAAGGCATCGCGGGTATCACGGCACCGCTGCCACCGGGCTTTAGTTATCACGAGACGGTGATCGGGGCAAAGCACTACTTTGGCATCCAGCACAGCGACAGCGTTGCGGAGAACGGGCCAATCGAGCGCACCGTGACGTATCGCAGTGTCGTCTCACCAACCGAGATCGCGCGCCTCGGGCTGCTCGAGCTGCGGCGCAACCTGACACCGCTGGACACCTACACACTGAGCGTCGAAAAGCTGCGGTCTGAGCTGCCACCAGGCTATACGATCCATGTCGAATATCACGACAGCATCGACGGCTACCGACCGCTCGACATCGACGCCGATCTGCTGATCCAACAGGTCGAGCAGGAAGTCACGGTCGACGGCGCGCTGGTTGTCGGGCTGCAACTGTCGAACCAGCGCAGATGGCCGCAGACGGTGGCGGCACGGCTAGAGAAACTGGCAACCGATATAGACTCCCTGTCGAACTATAGCCAGCCCTCGGTCTGACCCTATCATGCACGATCTGTTGCGCGTAACTGCGGGATGTTGCGGTCATACCGGCACGCCAGCCAGGAACTGATGGCAGCTCACACAGTAGCGGTGCTCAATATCATCGGGGTGGAATGAGATGGCCGCCCGCCCCTTACTGATGCAGGCGAAACAGTAGAGCGCTGGCCGGAACCCGCGTGCCGTCGGCGCATCGAGCACGGCATAGGTATCACTGGTCGGTGTGCCATCGTTCGCTCTCCACTCGCACGAGGTCCACGGATCGACCTTCGCCAGCGGCTTGGCCAGTCGATGGCCAAGCTCATCATGCGTCAGGACGGTATAGCCACGCGTCGAGATCAGCACCTGATACTTCGGGCGCGTCTTGATGAGGTTTACATCACCGTGGGTATGTATGTCAGCGACTGGACGCGTGGAATACTCATGCCTGCTGTTGTTCAGGTGCGGGCAGGCCAGCATAGCATACTCGGCACACTCCCTATGGGTCGGTGTCTCAAATATCCGGTTGTACAGGCACATCGGCCCGCCAATAAACCACAGGCGGTAGCCGCATGGTCCCCCACAGACACCGCAGCACCTGACTTTCATCATCGTGAGCGCAGCGTCGGTATCCAATATCCGCAGATCGAGCGGCTGGCCAGGTTGCCAATCGTCAGCGCGGTACACGAACGCGGGCACCGGAATGCCACGGGCGTCACGCGGTAAGGCGGCAACGGCAGGCGGCATCGGTACATCTTTCCAGTTCATAGTTCCTCCGTCTGGATACGTTCAAGCTGCTCCATGTACAACTCCAGCACGCGCATTTGTCCGCGGGTCAGCCGCTGCCCGACGGCAAAGCCTGCCAGGAATGCGATGATCGCAATCAGTGGCCACATCACGCGACCTCATCATTCTGCCGGTCGCGCCGCATCGTGCGAAATTCGGCAAGCAGATGCGCCACGGCAGGCATGTCCAGCCCGACCTTTGTGGTCATAAAGTCGACGATAAAGGCATCCTGCACGGCACTTTCGGCACCTTGGAGGAGGTTCATCGCCAGATCGCGCGCCTCGTCCACAGACATCTGCACGAGGTTCCGTTGCCGCTCGTCGAGCGGCTGTTTCTTGCTCGGACGGGGCAGTCTCAGCTCCACGATAGGCTGCTGCGTCCCGTGACCGTAGATCGTCGTGACTTGAAGTTTCTTCACTTCGGCCAGTCCTTCGCTGTCTCAATAAACCGTTTGTCGATGTCCACGCCGTTGTCGCGAGCCACGAGTCCAGGAAATTCGGCTTCCAGCTCCACGCAGAGCGTGTGTGCTGCCTTCTGCAAGGCATCCTGGTATTCGTCTTTGGTTACGAGCCCTTTATCCATCAGCAGAGCGAAGAGCGCGAGCTGCTCGGCCTGGGTCATCAGGAGCCGACGAAGCCAGCGCCTGGCCGCTCGTGCCTGCGGGTCCTTGTCCGAACGGGTCCCGGTGAACTCCCCAATAACGCCGATCGGCCATCGTTGCAATCGAACCATCCAGTTTGGTTGATTTGGCATTATGTTGGAACCTCCGAGATAGTCAACGGCAAACAGAGCTGGCCCAGCTCAATCTCGTGTCGCCGGCGGAGCTCGACAATCAGCGCGGCCTTGGCCAGCGCCCGGTAGCGCCGGCTATGCGCCCGCAGATGGCAGCGTGAGCACAGACACACAAGGTTGTCATCCGCGCAGTTAGCCGGCTGAAAGTCCACATGATGGCAACCGAGGCTATTGTGGTCACCGCCCGGCCAGGTGCAGACTTCGCAGCGCCAGCCGGCCAGTGTCTTGATGCGATCGGAGATGAGATCCCAACCGTCGGGGTAGAGCGCGCGGTTGCGCCTGAACCATTTACTCATCGCAGCCGCCGGAGCTGGCGCCAGTACCACCAGGACTTCAGCCAATTTGGTGCCAGGTCTGCCAGGTCCTCAATCCTCCAGCGTAGATAGCGCATCATGCTCGATCCTCCTATCCCATAGTGCGAACAGCCGCTCCATCAATTTGCTCTCCCGTGGCGGATTTCCTTCCCACAATTCGACGGTGGCGTCGACATGCTCGCGCCGAGCCTGCGTGTACTGTTCGTAGCATTCATGGGTTGGCTCATACTCACGGAACACGCGGGCGAGTTCGTCAGACGCGGCTTTAAAGCGTGCGCGGGCAGCAACGCGTTTCAGCCTTGCGGCTTCGTCAAGCTCTCGTTGCCGTCTCGTCATGATTGCACCTCATCGTCATCAGGCCAGGCGATCTCATCATCGTCGAAGCTCTGCACCTTCATGCCGAGCACCGGCTCACAGCACGCATCATGGAACCGTGCTTCAAGGACTTCAATAGCATCGATTTGGCGGTACAGCCGGATCGGGACGCCGCGCTCGATGACCTTGCCACACCAGGAGCAAACGCAGGCTGGATGGCCTACGTTGGGGCTGTCCCAAAACCAGGCCAGCGACGTGATCGGCACCTTGAGGTCAAAGCCTGCGCTCATGTGTCGCCTCCTAGCGGGTCGAACAGCTCACGCTCACATCTCGGGCAATGGCCGTGCCAGTCAGCCGGGCAGAGTCCGTAGCACCTCGGGCAGAACGACGGCAGGGGCGGCATGGGCGGCTCAGGCTGCGTCGGTGCGGGACGAGCTGGCGGTGCCTTCGGCCCCCGGCTGCGACCAGTCCCCGACGCACCGTACACCCCGCCCGTTTTCAGGCAGCCGATCAAAAAATTGGGCATCTCGCGGCCGCGTCCCGAGCGCCAGGCGGCGTCGATCTGCTCACGAACATAGACCGGATCGAGATGACCCAGGGCGCGTATCGTCGCCGGATGGACCTTTTCAGCCGTGAGTAACTCGATCGTTTCTGGATGGATATCGCCGCCTGGCCTTAAGCCTATGTCTTGATTAACTTTTGATCCCGTTAAAGGATACAAGGGGATCGATCTGTCCGGTTCAACCGGATCGATCTGTCCGGTTCGCGGGGCAAAAATGGAAGGTTCCGGGCCGATGATGACGACCTCGGGAGGTGCTGAACATTCCGCAGCTGCTGCGGAATGTTCAGCAGGCTCAGGCTCATAGGCGACAATATAGCGCCGGTAGGAATGACCGTCCTTCACCCGCCAGATCAGGCCGGCCGCGATGAGAGAGTCGTCATAGCGGCGGATGGTCCGCACCGAGACGCCAATGGCAGCGGCGAGCTCGAACTGGCTGATCAGGCTGCTCGTGTCAAGGCCGCAGCGCGCAACAAGATACTTGAAATAGAGTAAGAGCGTGACACCGTGGCGCGTGCCAGTCAGTGCGTCTTCGCCGGCGCGAAAGGCCAGGGCGTGCCTGGCCTTTGGTCGAGGTTGTCCGCTTCGATTATTATCCGATGTGGTAGAATATCCTGCAGACATATGGCACCAAAGTTAAGCCGCCTCGACGTTTTGCCCGTCGAGGCGGCTGCGTTTAAGTCGGCGCGTGACGCGCCCATCGGTTACAATCCGAGCACCCTCCTGGGGGCAAAAGTCAGGAGGTCAATTTCCCGAGCCGCGCGGGACCGCATATCACTCGTGGCTCGGGATCTTCACGTCCCTCACACCTCCTGCAACGAAACGAGCGACAAACACGGGTACACTACCAGCTAGCTGATCCACCGCGCGGGACCGCAAATCACTCCCGATGTATCAGCGTCACGTCGCCGACGTTCCTGATCCATCGGGACAGATGACAGACTCTAGCTATGGAGTACTGTCGTGCCCTATCCAACGGTCCCCACCTCGACCAACGATCTGGTCGAGGCATTTCTCGACGCCAAAGTCGCCAAAGGTCTGTCACCGAAGACAGTCATCACCTATCGCCAGCGCCTGGCGTATTTCCTGGCCTGGCTGGATGCGCGTCCGATCACCCGCGACAATCTGCGCTTCTACCTGGCCCACTTGCAGCGCAATCCGAAGCTGAGTAAGGCCACGGTAGCGGCCTACTTCCGCGATGTGGCCGTGTTCTGCGGCTGGCTGGTCGACGAGCAGATCCTGGATGCGAATCCGGCCTATAAGCTCGGGCCGAAGACGCCGAAGCGCCGGCCGCCGCACTACACCGAGTACCACATCCGCCAGCTCCTGGCCGTGTGCGATGCCCGCGACCGGGCGATCGTGATCGTGCTGCTGGATACGGGCTTACGTGCCAGTGAGCTCACGAGTCTGAACCGCACGGCGATCGATTGGGACACGGGCGCGTTCACTGTCATCGGGAAAGGGAACAAAGAGCGCGCCGGCTGGCTCAGCCCCTACGCCCAGAACGTACTCGTCGAGTACCTCGACAGGCGACACGATCGGAACCCCGCCGTATTTGTTGGGACAAAGGGCCGACTGACGCCCATCGGGGTCCACAAGATGCTGCATCGCCGCGCCGAACAGGTCGGTATCCGCGACGATGTGCGCCGGCTGATCCACTCGTTCCGCGTGACCTTCGCCAAGAGCTTTATTCAAGAGGGCGGCGATCTGGAGTCACTGCGCGAGCTGCTGGGACACGCCGACATCAGCATGTCAGCCTACTATGCCCAGCTCGCAGATTCTGAACTGGCCGAGGTCAAGCACCGCGTCAACCCGCTCGGGCGGATGGTCGCGGGCGCAA